GTTTCGTTGTACTGGATTGGCTTGGGCCAGCACTTCTCCAAAGCTTAGAGGGTGCAGGGATCCTTTCTCAGGTATCGCCAATTCAACAAACTCATCCATGTATCCAGAATATTTGGGAGGTAAGGACCTTAGTTCAGCCTGTGTAGTCCAGAGGCGCTCATTTAGACACATGAGATCACTGGATTTACACCTAGCAGCAATGAAGTTTCTACCCCCAATGAACGGAGGCATGAAATCACGACCGACGTGCTTGACCTGGGTATTATCAAAGACATTCAAATACTCAGGTTTGTAAGACAAGGTTCTGGCTTCAAAGGTAGTTGGCAGAGCAGGAGGAAGTTTACCGTTTTGTAACTTGGTCATAAGCTCGGTTAGTTCATAGGCCGTCTTGTCGCCGGTTAAGCGCACCACGTCTGCAGCGTTCAAGTGAGTGTTAGACAGCATTTCAGCGAACTGTGTGACAGTCACTTTGTGTTGTGTAACCCGACCTGGACCCGCTATAGTAACGTGTTCCGGACCATACAATAAACTAACCCCGTTTACAACCACGGGTTTCCACCTCTCTAGGGGCCTGGTGTTTCCAACTAGCCACCAAATCAGTCGCGCAAAGATATTGCCGTGTGCTACAGGAGTGATGAGAACTAAGTAACGATTTTCTGCAACCTTCTTATAATCAATATAACAATGCACCAGAGCATTAGAAAATGTCCAGGCAGTGAAAGTGATATAATCTTTCCGCCAATTCCACAACTCATGAACATAGGGTGTGGAGCCAGCGTGTGCTTGCGTCATTTCTCCTTTCTCATCAAACGTGACGGTTCCTTCGGGATTATGGGATGCCAAAGTGTCCGGGAGGACAGTATACATCATGGTGGCCCTTGCGTTGATGACCAGTTTCCTGATCACGTCCGCGCGTAAATAGTAATCCACATCAACTAGTTTCATGAGGGTGAGATTAGGTGGAGGCCTAGACTCCTCAGAAAATGCCATTCTGAGATCCTTCTCATGATAATAGTAACGCGTACCACTAATACCTTTCCATGCGTCTTTGGGGGACTTTGAGACTGAAAATAAAGTCAGCCCCATGTCCCTAGCATAATCTTCAACGAAACCATCAGCTTGGGAACGTGTAGCAGCAGCTTCAGCATGTGGATTTGGGTCCTCCAACGCCATAGGATTTGGAACAAACCCATAGCGCTGGAATCGACTCCTTAGGGCGCTCGGAGACTTACGTTTTACCATAAGATCGAGTCCTTTCGAAGCCAACCACATTCTGAAATCTTCATTGCGTAGCAATTGATAACAAAAGGCCGTTATCAATATGAGAACTACTAGGGTGTCAATGCTGGCGTAGTGGATGAAAATCGCGAACAACTCGCTGAAAAACACCATCAACCATTTGCCAAGAGCTGTGAAGAACGTCACAACACCTGACACAAACCAACCATGTTCTGATTGGGCATCGGGCACTGGAGCTCCGCGTTTCTCTTGCAGAGTTTCATGCGGAGCCATAGTAGCAGGCCGGAATCCACTTACGTGGTCCGGCTTTCCGTCAAAGAGGCCCAACTGGAATTTGGGCGACGGATTCTCAGTTTTCATCCGACCAGAGTTTATCTCGTAGCCTAGATGAAAAATTTCCAGAAGCACTACTAT